GCGAGGAACGGGTGATTGGGCCGTTTCCGACGGGGGTGTTCAACGCGGGCGGGCTGACCAATTTCACGCTTGACGCGGGTACGAGCATGGAAGTGGCTGTTGTGAGGGTGAAGTAACCATGTCGATTTTGACGGTGAGCGAGGCGAGAGAGAACGTTGATACGGCGTTGGATGATGCGGCGTTGCAGCGGATTCTTGACGCTGAGGATGAGGACATCATCTATCACTACGGCGAGGTCGGGTCGCAGACAGAGCGGTTTGATACCGACGAGCATGTGAAGGTGATCTACCCACGGCGTAGGGTGGATTCGGTGACGTCGATCAGGGAGATATGGCCTGAGCGGAATCAGGAGCAGACGCTTGAGGCGAACGACTACGTTGTGCAGCCGAGCGGGATGCGGATCGACAGGTTGCCGACGGGGGATCACCCGAGAACGTATTGGGGTGAGGTCGTTGAGGTGGTCTATACGCCGTACGACGACACGAAACGTCGGAAGGCGGTGTTGATCGATCTTGTGAAGCTGGCGCTGGCGTGGGGTGGCGTGGACGGTGAGAGCTTACCGGACTATAGCTACAGACGGAACCGCGAGTATCAGGTGCAGCGGCAGGAGATCATGCGGCGGCTTGGAGGCCGGTGGTGGGCGTAGACGCGAAGTTCCAGTATCGAGCGGATATCAAGCGCGATGTGTCACAGGGCACGGACGCTTATGGGCAACCGATTAGGGGTGACGTCCAGACGGTTGCGGCGGGCGTTCCGTGCTATTTCTGGCATCGGGATGAGAAGGTGCAGGACACGAACCGTGATGGGGTTATCCTCACCACGGTGACGTATGCGGCGTTTCAGTTCACGGCGGACGTAAGGGATGCGGACGTGATTGATATCTACGATCGAAGAGGGTTCCGGGTTCTTGAGACGTGTGAGGTGGACGGGCGACCGGCGCGTGAGAAGCGGTATCGTCGTGTGAGGCTACAGAAGTATCATGGCACGCACTAAGCGAATCACGATGAGAGGAAAGGCGGCGTCGGTGCGATTGCGGTGGCGCGGCGATATCGTGAGGGAGAACGGGAAGGAAGCGGCCAAGATCGGGATGGTCGAGACGATGGAGAAGGCGGCGGAGATCGCTCGGGAGTTGTGCCCGGTTGCGTTCGGGGAGCTGCGGGATTCAATCGTGGTCGAGAAGTTGTATGTGCGGCAGGGTCAGGTGTTCGGACGGTGGGGGGCGTATATTTACTATGCGCTCTACGTTGAGAAGGGAACGGGTCCGCACATGCCTCCGGTGGATGCGTTGAGGCCGTGGGCCGGGAAGGTTCTGGGCGATCCGGAACTTGCGTGGCCTGTGGCAATCAATATCAGCAAGTATGGGACGCAGGCGCAGCCGTTCTTGGAACCGGCGGCGAATCGGGCGTACCAACAGATAGGTCTTCGGGTTGAAAACGCATGGAGGCATATTAGTGCAAGACGCGGCAGCGGCGCTTAGACAGTTCTTGATCGAGGATGCGGAAGTCTCGGGCGAGGTCGAAGGTCGCGTGTTCGTGGACGATCTGCCGTCAGTAGAGAATGAGCGCATGCCTCGGAAGGCGGTGATGCTCAGGAGCGCGGGCGGCGAAGCGATGTCGGGTTACAACCACAATCTGACCTTGCGCGTTGACGTGCTGAGTTTTGGCGGGACGCGGTACGAGGCGGGGCAGGTCGATTTGGCGGTAACGGAGGCGATTCACTACCTGAAACGGAAGGTGGTGAACAACACTCTGCTTCATTCGGTGGTGATCAACGGGGGGTCGCAGACGTTCAAGATGGCGGATACCGGGTGGCCGGTGAAGATGCGGTCGGTGATCGTCCGGGCGTCGTTGAAGGAAGCAACGTAGGAGGGATTCAATGGAACCTTATGAAATGATAGTAGCACCGGGGGAGATTTGGCTTGCTCCGGTCGGTGAGTCGTTTCCTGACGTGGATGTGACGCCGAGCGGGAATTGGGCGCTTCTCGGACAGTCGGGGATGTACTCGCTGAATGAGGATGGGGTCACGGTGAGTCATGAACAGACGTTGAATCAGTTTCGCTCGCTCGGGGCGACGGGGCCGCTGAAGGTCAATCGATCGGAAGAGAACCTAACGATTGGCGGGACGCTGGAAGACCTATCGCTGGAAGAGTACGCGAAGGTCATGAACGACGTGTCGGTGACGACCGGATCAACGAGTGGCGGCGCGGATACGGCGGAGATCCCGATCAGGCAGGGCAAGAGCGTTGCGACGTTCGCGTTGCTGTTCAGGATCGATTCGGCGTACGGCGACGGATGGGACGGGCAGTTTGAGGTGCCTCGAGTGTACCAGAGCGAGAACCCGAGTCCGGCGTTCACGAAAGATGGGAAGGCGGGGCTGGCCTTCATGTTCACGGCGCTGGAAGATACGAACGCAGCGAGTGATGATGAGCGCTTTGGGCGGCTCATCATGCAGACCAGTTCGTAAATTGAGGTAGGGGAATGGAAGAACGACTGAATCTTACGACGGAGCAAGACCGACCCGTGTTGAAGATCGACGGGAGAGCGTATCACCTTGCAACGACCAATGATTTGCGGTTCCGAGATGTTGCCTACATGGGGTGGGCGGGGAAGCGTATTCAGGTGTTGGGGGAGCAGATCGGTGATCCGTCGACGTACACCGATGAGGCGGCAGACGAGTTCGAGCGAGTTTTGCACAAGGCGTGCGCGATGGCGCTGTTCGACGTGCCAGAAGAGGTGTACGAAAAGCTTACTGACAATCAGCGCATGGAGATCATGGAGGCTTTCAACGAGGCCGCGGACATTCCAGAGAAGGAAGGTTCGCGGCCTACCGAGAGTACGGCGAAGCAGTAGCGCGGTTGCAGTACCACTACGGCGGCGATCCGTCGGCGTGGTGTGAAATGGCGGCGGATGAAGTCAATACCTACCTCGAGGAATTACCACGGCTCATCGCAGAGGAGAATCTGCGGTGGGCCGATATCATTGGTATCGGGAACGGGTTGTTGAAGAAACACGAGTCGCGCCGCATACTGAAGGCGTGGCGAGAGGCGGCGAGGAAGGGTATGGCCGAGCGGCATAAGGATCGGTTTGACCCGGTGAAGGATCGCCAAAAGGTGCGCGGGTTTGGCGTCGCCGTGAGGGAGGCCAAGAATGCCAGTCAATGAGAGTCTCGGCGACGCGGTACTTGATCTTAGGACTGATAACTCGGGGTTATCTCAGGGGTTGCGGAAAGCGGAACAGGCGTTGATCGCGACGGGTCAGCGAATGCGGGCGATCGGGGTGAGCATGACTGCGGCGATCACGGCACCGTTGGCGGCGGTCGGTGGCGCGGCGGTCAAGGCGTCGATGGACCTCACGGAGTCTATGAACGCGGTCGAAGTCACGTTCGGTGATGCGTCGGATACGATTAAAGAGTTCGGCAAGACGGCGGCGCAGACGGTCGGATTGACGCAGGCGGAGTTCAATCAAGCGGCGACTACGATCGGTTCGATGCTTCAGAACGTCGGGATGGAAGCGGACGCGGCGGCGCAGCAGTCGGTGAATCTGACGCGGCGAGCGGCGGATATGGCGTCGGTGTTCAATACCGATGTGAGTCAGGCGTTGAATGCGATACAGGCCGGGTTGCGTGGGGAGATCGACCCGCTGGAACGGTTCGGCGTGACGTTGAACATGAGCGCGGTGCAGGCTCATGCGGCGGCGGAAGGTATCGCGGACGCGACCGGGGAAATGACGATCCAAGAGAAGCAGCTTGCGCGGCTTTCGCTCATCATGGAACAGACCAATCGACTCGCGGGAGATTTCCAGAACACGTCGGGGAATCTGGCGAACCGGCTGCGGATTCTATGGTCGAGAGTTCAGCAGTTGGGGGCGCGGATTGGTCAGTTGTTAACGCCAGCGGTGGAGAGGGTTGTCGGATGGATCGAGGCGTTCATCGCTGCGTTGGAATCGCTGAGCGATGCACAGTTGCGGCGATTGGGCCGGTTGCTCGGGATCGTGGCAGCGATTGGGCCGGCAATCGCAATCATCGGGACGTTGATCAGCGCGTTCGGGAGATTGATTCAGACGTTCAGGAGAGTCGGTCAGGCGGCGTCAACGATGTTTTCGTTCATCGCGAAAACGGGGCCGTGGGGAATCATCATCGGCGCGGTAGCGGCGGTTGCGACGCTGGTGATCACAAATTGGGACAAGGTGAAAACGGCGACGCAGGACTTGTTTAATTGGTTCGGCGAGACGTTCAGGGCATTGGGAACGATGCTGTTCAATGTCGGGAAGACCATCGTGTTCAATGTGGCGGGAACGGTTGTCGGAGCGTTCGGGA